CACTATCGCTTGCATTAGTTGCAGAATTTTTAATTACTTTAATTGTTCCTCGCAACGCAGGAGCAGCCTTATCACCAAACAATGGTTTAAACACCACACTGTTCAATATAGCATTGTCAGTTAGCATTTTGTAATTTTGAATTTCACTATATTCAGTTGTTAAATCATTAATCGTCGGGCGAGTTGGCATTGGAACTGTGCCAGTCGTGTCTTGTATCCAATTTTGATATTCAGTATAATAGGCTTGATTAACTACATACAAGTCAATAATATTAGTTGTGGCAGGATCAATGCGTGTAGTATTATTGCTGTTATGGCGATATTGAAATTGTAATCCTTGGCGGCCCGGTTGCATACTATATTGAGGTTGTTCCACTAGATTATAATAAGGTGTTGTTATATTTGGATCTTGAACTGTTATATAAAATACATCTTCAGAATATGCATAAAATAATTGTCCTTCTGCATAATCATATTTTACCACATCAATATCGGATGCTGTTGCATATTGATACGAAACTGTGCTGCTAGAAATTAATTGATAACGTGTTAAATTAATAGCGTCTTGAAGTTCTTCAAAAAAGGTATATATTCCAATATTAGTATTCCCAGTTACATAGCCGGTTACTTCATAAAAGAAATCAGGATTATCTACTAGTGTTCTATTGTTTACATCTATACTAGCAACTTGAACTTCAAAATCATTGATGTACCCATCACTTTCAACCGTTTGCCCAATGACAGTACCTTTAACTGGTTTAGCCAATGGATAATTAGAATTTGGTTGAGTGTTAGTAGCTAATACATTTACAAAATCTTGTAATATAATTCCAGACAAAGGATCGTATACTAATTTACCAGCTTCATAGGTAAATCTAGTATCAGCTACACTACCAAAATAATAATTCAATGATTTGTATGTGACAGTGTATCTATTGTATCCAGTGCTAGTAAATTTTACAAAATACTCAAGTTGAGATGTAGGGTCTACACTCCATCTATCTTGCGCTATGGTTAATGAATTATCAAATACTAAAGTAAAATTTTGTTGTAATTCTAATCTAATGATACATTCATTAGTTACAGCATTAGGTAAAGTATTTTGAAACGCAGGTATTACTGTGGTAATAATTGCACCTTCAGGAACATAACTATTCAATGTGATTGGACCAGTTCCATTTGCAAATTGTCCTAATCCATTATTATATCCGTCGCCAATTACATTCAATACAGTAGTCCAAATGTAAGTTATATTTGATGGACCAGCAACACCGTATACTAATCTATTATTACTGTCAAAATAATAACTATCCGGTGCTATAAATTTTATCAACGCACCTTTAGTCAAATATTTTAAATTATAAGTTGAATATGTCCCAACTGGAACTGGGGTGTCATTGCCATTTATTAAATCATAAAAATAACCAGTTGAACTGTTTGCATCCACTGTGCTGGTATGCCAATATACTAAATTATCATCCGAATTAATCGTAGTGTTATATCTAGGATAATTTTGAACATAATATTGTAGAGACTTATTATCGCCTAGTATATTAGACAATGTGTCATTCAAAAAAGTTTGTATATCACTAAGATTAGTTATGTTTAATAATGCATATCCATCTGTATCGTCTAACCAAATGCCACCGTCATTAGCATAACTATTGTTGCTACTATATTTTCCAGTTGGGTCAAGTAAATCTAAATTTTTACTTACACCAATACTACTTCGGTTGATAGCTTTACTTTTGATTATTGAACTATACAGTGTGTATGGGAAATTATTGTAATCTTCTCCGTTGACCATGCGGTTCTGTGTATAGTAACGACTAGGCGCTCGTTGTTTAATGTCAGCCAATGTTTCTCTAGCTTGTGCATTTGTTACAGGAGTTTGCAAAGACAACCCAATTATCAATGTCTCTACTCTTCCAACTCTACTAACATAATTCATTGTAACAGTAAGATTTTGAATTTGCGTAGGTTGAATAGTGTATGTCAATGCGTTGCCAGCACGAACATATGCTCTAAAATTACCAACCGGAATCTCACTGAATACTCCGTCACCAAATACATAACTAACTTGATCATTGGATCTGCTATTTACAGAAAATATTTGTCTAACACTATTTTGTGATTGTAGATATGCGTTTGCATAAATGTTATCTACTTTAATCCATAGACCAAACGTGCCATTAGTTTGACTTATTTGATATAACCAAGTATCAGTATCATTGACACCTTGAATTAGACCAATGTCAAGTACTTGATTTGAAATCTGATTCTGGTATGCAAAATCAAAATTTTGTAATACCCCTTGCTTAAAATAAAAGAAGAATCCTGTATTTGGGCTACCGTAACCTAATTTATCATTACGATATAGCATATTGAATTGATTGGTAGGTGCAGGAGGTATTTCATATACATAATCTTCACCTACTGTACTAACGCTACATAACTCAAAATTCATATTCATCCCATTGACAGTAGCTGAAAATGGTACTACCGGACTAGTTCCAGCTGGAATTTGCAATGTATATTCATCTGTTTTTATTCCTAAAATTTGTGCAGAATTTGCAGGGAGACCTACTCTTTGCGTGTTTACTAATGCTGCATTAATAATGGTATTATATTGTTCTAACCAATTTGGGTTAGCTGGGTCATTCCATAGTATAGGAGTATTCGCTAGATTGAATCCATTCAAATCAGTAAGATTTTGAGTGGTTCGTACACTTGTTACTTTCAAATACCCTTCTGCTGTTAAGTTTCGTTTAGGAGTATAGCTTACTAGATTAGCTAATTTAATAACACTATCTCTACGTTCAGCAGTGTCGATAAAGTTTTCACGGGTATTTAAATCGTTACGGAAAGCAAGACCTTGTCCCATAAACGCCATGACATCAAGTAATGCAATAAATTCTGAACTTTCAATATAATCATTGAACGTTTCAGGGTAGTATATAGTTAGATAGTCTATGAAACTTTTGCGTAGTGTCTCATAGTCGTAACTACGAAAATTTGCTTGTTGGAAAGTTTGATAAATGGTTTTCCAGTCATTTACCCCAAATATTGATGATTGTCTTGAACTTGTAGCCATAAGTATTCTCTTTTAAGTATTTATCATACTTGAAACCATGGGTTTTTAAGGTTATTGTATAGAAGCAGTATTAGTCGTATTATTAAAAAATACATTTAATAACTGTGCTTGATTAAAAGGAGACACTGCCAGTTCTAATTCTATTAATATTCCGTTTTCTTGGGGAAATGCTCTTACTGAGTTTAATACTAATCTTGGATCTAAATTAGCTACTCTACGTATTTCAGTTTCCAATTGAAACTGAACATCCGCTGTATTTGGCTCAAAAACAAAAGACCAAAGAGTGGTGCCATACCCGGGCTGCCCTACCTTTTCACCTTGATGTATGTTTAATGCATTTACCAAATCTTGTAGCACCAATGAGATATCTACTAGCATAAATTTATTACCAATATTGACAGGATCAACTAATGAGCCTGTTCCGCCCGCAGGACCAGTAGGCAAATTAGTTGACCTAGGTTTGTTTGCTGTTATTGTGCTAAATCCAACGTATGAGGGCATGATTATATTTATGCTTGTAAGTCTGGAGCAGGTTCTCCAGTAACTAAAGTATATTGTTTTCTTTGTAATTCTACTATTTTTTTATCTAAATCTTCCAAATCTTTTTGTGCTGATACTGATGCAATATTAAAAGTTTCTATTTGCGGATCGCCCTGTGGTAATCTTTGTTTAGCCTCTGATGCTCTATATTTTGCATTTCCTGCAGCTTTTGAAACATCCCAACGTTTATCTTGTAATGATGCTATTTCTTTTATGACCGCATCTTGTTCTGCTAAAGCTGTACTGTCTGTATTAATATTATTTGGCGTTGGGGGCACTCCAGAGAAATTTGGCATTTGAATTTTATTGCTACCTAAAATAGAATTAAGTTGTGAGGTTAATTGACTTCTATCAACCGTTCCTGTAGAAACAGTAGGTAACTTTATTGGAGAAGAACCTCCCGCATTCATAGCATTAACACTAGCTGTTAATGATGCAGCAGCCGACGGGGACAATCCACTAGTAGCTAATGCAGACAGTGGCACTTTTTTAGTTTTTTCTATATTTTGTGTTATTGCAGTACTTTCTGGACTTATTGATGATACATCACTGTTAACTGTTCTTCTCAATGGACCTGCTGATAATGAAGCAACGGTACTTGCCGCGGCAGTTGGTTTTGATATATTATTCATTGCAACCGCAGATGCGTTCCTGATTACTGCTCCCCATGGGGCAAGTCCTGGAATTGAACTTACTGAGTTGACTGCCATATTACCAATAGTTTTAACGTTTACTGGAGTTCCTGTTGCCACTGCACCAATAGTTACTGCTGCAATCGCAGATAGTCCACCGGGCAATGCTCCTACCCCACTGCCACCGCCATTTCTTCTATTTGTTGGACTTCCAGCACTTATTGCAGCATTGATACTTGAAGTAACTAATGCACTTACTTGACCGGGAGTTACTTTCTTTCCGGCTGATACAGTTGTAGTTAATCCAATACTTTGTGCTATTAGTGCTGTGGTAGCTGAATTTATTCTTTTGCCACCATTAGCTGAACCAATTTGTGCTACTGAACCAACTAATCCATTGATTTGACCTTGTGTGATACTTTTGTCACTAGCTAATGTTTGTGCTAGTCCTATGCCTTGTGTTATTAATGAATTTGAAATACCGTTTTTACCTTGACTAGTATTCAATGCTCCAACAATTGTACCAATTTGTCCAGAACTGAGA